TATTTATCGAAAATTGAAGGTATGAATCCTATTTTTCCTCCACAACCAAAGATTTTAAATAATTTTATCTCACAGATAGATGAAAAAGAAATTAATCTAAAGAGTATTTCTGTAGAGTCAATAATTTCTGAATTTATTAAAGAAAATAATAGTATTCAGAATAAGGAAGAGATTGAAAAATTATTTAGTGAAATTTATGAAGAAACTAAGATAGCAGCAATTTAGGGGGATTGATGGATTTTTCACCTTTTATTTCAACCTTTGAGCAGTTTAAAGATCAGTTAAATGGAACAACAAATATACAAACAGGAATAAGCAATTCTACTCAAAAATTTGTAAAAATTCAAAAAAATTTGGTTTTGTTTTATAAATCTGATGATAGTGGTTGTGGTCATGTGAGATCAATTTTGCCAGCTATGTATCTTAATTCTGTTTTTGGTAAATCAGGACAATTAAGACCCGTAGTTTTACCATTTTTTGTTTTTCAGCCTGAAATTTTAGTCTATACAAGATCAATATTTTTTCAAAGAACAATGAATCCTGCTCAACTTCCTTTAGTCCAAAAATATAAAGAACTTCAGAGTCAATTTCAGTATAAGATGATTTATGATATTGATGATTTTATTTTTAAGGGAGATGATCCAGGAGAGGATATTCCTGATTATAATTTTGGAAAAAAGACTATTTCAGATGAAGTTAGAAAAACAGCTATAGAGATTATGAATTTGATGGATGTAGTATGTGTTTCTACAGAATTTTTAGGTGATTATATTAAAAATAAGTGTGGTGTTAAAACACCAATTAAAGTAGTACCTAATTCTGTTCCTATGTATTTTTATGGACCAAGACAAAGAGCACCGATAACAGAAAAGATTAAAGTCCCAAAGGTGATTTGGACTGGATCACCTACCCATTATATGGATTCTAATTATGTAGAAAAAAATGGTCAAAAAATTACTGTCTTTCCTGTATATTCTGAAGATAGAAAAACAATATCATATTATAGAGATGAAAAAGGAATTGAAAAATACAATCCCTCTGATGTAAAAAAGAATCAACAAAAAGGTGATTTAGACAACGCGTGGTGTGAGTGGATTATTAAATCAGTTAAGGATAAAAAAATTAGATTTTTGATGATGGGAACAAATCATATTCCTTTTTTCTTTAAAGAACTCGAAGGAAATGAAAATTTTAAAATTATTGGTTGGTTAAATACTTTTCAGTATAATATGCCAATTTTAGATTATCAACCAGATATTGGTATAGCCCCATTAGTTTCAAATTTTTTTAATAGATCAAAAAGTGATATAAAAAGTATTGAATATATGGCTGCTGGATGTCTTAGTATTGGAACAGTATTTTCTGATGGTACACCAAGTCCTTATGATAATAATTTTGTTAAGGCTCCTGATAATATTACTGTTGAAGAAATAGATGAATTGATAGATAAATATACTGAACCAGATATTTATAATGATATAATAAGAAAACAATATCAATATCTCCATGAAAATGGGAGATATCTTGAAAGTGCAAAATTTGTAAATTATTTAGGATCAATTTTATAAAGGAAAATAAATGAAAGAAATTAAAATAACTGATAAAATTTTGAATTGCAGCCACAAAGATCTTGATGGTTGTGTATCGAATCTTTTAATTTGTTCAGTTTTTAAGAATACAACATCAATATTTACAAATTTTGAAGAAATTAATAATTACCTCGTTACCATAAATTATGATAAATATGATTGGATAATCCTTACTGATATTCATCCCATGAATGAAGAATATCTAAAAAATCCTAAAATCATCTTACTTGATCATCATGAATCGGCTTTAGATCTTCATGATCCAAGTAAAAACAGATTTGTTATTCCATCGATATGTGGAGCCAAGTTAACTCAAAGATTTTTAGAGAGATGTTTTAATCTTGATCTTTCAAAATTTGATAATCTTATCTATCTTACACAAGATTATGATTTGTGGATTCATAATAATAAAAAGAGCAAATTATTGAATGAACTTTTCTTCCATTATTGGGAAGATAAATTTAAACAAAGATTTGCTAACGGTTCAACTCGATTTACCAAGGATGAAATTGAATATTTACGTTATAAAATTAAAGAATTTAATAAGGTTTTTGATACTTTAGAAATTTACGAAATACCACAAATTAATGGTTGTATGATCGTAACAGATGTTTTTTTAAATGATTGTTGTGAAAAATTGCTAAAGAATGGTTATAATTTTGTTATTTCTTTAAATCCAAAAAATAAACATATCTCTATTCGACATAATATAGAGAATTTTAATTGTGGTAATTTTTTAAAATTATTAGATTTGGGTGGTGGTCATGCTCAAGCATGTGGTTTAACTGAAGATAATTTTGCAACAGCACAAGAAAGAATTGAAAAATTTATTGAAGCTTTAAGTCAAATTTTAATTTTTAAAAAGAAACAGTAAGATGCGTACGTGTACCTGCCATAAATTTTTGGATAACATTGATTCATTTAATCTTGGACATATCTACTTACAACAAGTCACAGGTAAAGGATATACCGGTGATCCTTTAGAATTTTGTCCCTGGTGTGGTAAAAGACTTCAGTTAATTAAAATTACAAAAAAGAAAAAGCCTTCATTTTGGAAACGGTTCTTTTCTAAAAAATATTATTTTTAATTGAACAGAAAAAATTAAAAGAAATCGGAGATTATTTATTTCCTGAACTTGATAAAGAAATAAAGGAAAATTCTTAAAATATGAAAGGTTTAGAATGAGTAGATTCTTCAAATCAGTTTATTATGATGGTTATCACAACAAATTATATCTTAAAGAAAATGTAGATGGAAGAGATAAAAGAGAAACAATCACCCCAAAATTTGAATATTATGTAAAAGATCCTACAGGATTATCTGAAATTAAAGATATTTATGGAGTATCTGTCATTAAAAAATCATCTACTGAAAGATCTGGTTTAAAATCTCTTCAAGATTCTGGAGTTAAACTTTGGGAATCTGATCTTTCTATTGACATAAAATTTTTACAAGACCGATATTTAAATGAAGATTTAAATGTTGATATTAATGCCTTTAATATAGCTTTTATAGATATAGAAGTTGCTGCAGACTCTTTTCCAAAAGCTTCAGAAGCTAAATATCCTATAAATCTCATAACCATATATCTTTCCAAAACAAAACAAACTTATACATTTGGCCTTCAAGAATATACAGGAAATTCCGAAGAAATTAAGAATTATAGATATTTTACAGATGAAGATGAAATGTTAAATGCCTTTATTACATTTTTTAGAACTCAAAACATTGACATTCTTTCGGGTTGGAACATAGACTTTTTTGATATACCTTATATTTGTAATCGTGCAGAAAAATTAGGAATTGAAAAAACATTATCACCAATTAATATTTGTCAGAAAAATGAAAAAGCAGGAACATATAATATTGCAGGTTTGACGGTTTTAGATTATCTTTCCGTTTATAAAAATTTCACTTATGAAGAACAGGAAAGTTATTCTCTAAATGCCATAGGTCTTTTTGAATTGAAAAAAGGAAAACTTGAATTTGAGGGAATGTTAAATGATCTTTGGCAAAATGATTGGAATAAATTTGTCGAATATAACGTTCAAGATGTCATGTTGGTTAAAGAAATTGATGATAAAAAGAAATTTATTGAATTAATGATTAACTTAGCTTTTTCTGCATTAATTCCTATAGATAAGGTGTTTTCAAACATCTCTATTCATACAGGATATATCCTTAAATTCTTGCATAAAAAGGGCCTTGTGATGCCAGATAGGAAGTTTGGTCATGCAAGTGAATTACTTCCTGGTGCTTTTGTTGATGCAAATCCTGGATTTTACAAATATGTTATGTCTTTTGATGTTGAATCACTTTATCCTCATTTAATTCTTTTTTACAACATATCTCCTGAAACCCTAAGATTAAATCCAGATAATACTGAAGGATTGATTAAAACACCTGTAGATGGTATTTATTATGATAAATCTAAAAAAGGAATCTTGCCTGAAATTATTGAAATGATCTTAAAAGAACGCAAGACATTAAAGAATAAGAAAAAGATTTATGAGCTTATTCAAGAAGGTAAATCTAAAAGTGAAATCAGTCAAATTATAGGATTAAAATCTGAAGTTTTGAATGAACTTCTTTCTGAGATGAAGGAAGAAAATCTTGACGGAAAATATTATGATTCACAGCAACACGTCAGAAAAATTCTTGCAAATTCACTTTATGGTGTTTTGGGTTGTGAATATTTTCATTTTTACAACATTAACAATGCAAAGGTGATTACTTTAGGTGGTCAAGATTTAATCAAATATCTTTCATCTTCAATAAATGATTATTTTAAGGATTATTTCTATAAGAATAAACAGTTTTTTAAAGAAATTGATGAAAAGAATAAAATTAAAAAGGATGTAGTTTGTTTAGTAGATACGGATAGTTGTTTTTTAACTCTTCAAGAAGTTGTTGAAAAATTAGGCCTTAAATTCCAAGATAATACTGAATTTCTTAATTGGGCTTTAGAATTTGATAAAACATTTTTAAAGCCTTTCTTTGATAGATTATTAAATATGTATGCTGAGAAATATGATCGACCTCAGATTATAAATTTCAAAAGAGAAAAAATTGCTTCTAAAATTATAGTTTTAACAAAAAAGAAATATGCTGTTGAAATTTTGAATAATGAGGGCATAACTTACGATAAACCTAAATTAAAATTTACAGGAATTGAGGTTGTTAGAACATCTACTCCAAAATGGTGCCGTGATAAGATTAAGGATACTGTTCAATACATCTTTGATACTGAAGATAATAATAAAGTTACTGATAAATTAAAGGAATTAAAGAAGGATTTTAAACTTCAGAGAATCGAAGATATTGCCTTTCCAAGAGGTGTGTCAGATTATCAAAAATATGAAATGAACACCACTGGAATTGAAGTTCCTAAGGGATGTCCAATTCATGTTAGAGCATCAATAAATTACAATTATCTCATTAAAAAATATAAAATTAATAATTTACCTATCAATGATGGAACTAAAATTAAATTTTTCTATGTAAAAGAAAATAATGAATTACATACAAATATTATGGCCTTTGTAGGAACATGGCCTAAAATTTTAGATGAAAAATTTGAAATGGATTATGATATCCAGTGGGAAAAATCTTTTCAATCGGCTATTCAAAGATTTTATGATGTCATTGATTGGGGTGAAATAAATTTGGTTAATAATAAGTTGAATAAATTTTTTATTTAATGCATTCTTAAAAGAAAGAAATAAAAATGGATATTAAGAAAAAAATTAGGGAATATTATCTAAAAGAATATACATATCCTGTGACTATGCTTGCAGTTAAAATGGATATTGAAGATTATTTTATGTATTGGTTGGATAATATTTTAAAAAAATATCCTAAAGAAACTAAGGGTAAAGATGTTTATGAAATTGTAGATTTTCTTGTAAAAAAATTAAATTTAAATAAAAATATCTTCTTTTTACATGGGGCTGAATGTTGTTTTAGTACTGATAATGAATGTTATATTGGAATTTCTTTGGAAAAATTAAATCATAATTTTTCATTAACTCGAATGAAGATTGATTTTTATAATGATCTTGTTAAGATGGGTATTTTAACCCGAGATGATGATATTGATATAATATATGTTTATTCTGAAGTTTGTATGATGGATGAAAAGGATATTAAAGAAATAGAAAAGGAGAAAAACAGTGGATCTGTACAAAAAAATTCTAAAGAGTGAAACATTGTCTAATAAACTCTTAACTGAGGAAGAAATTACTGATTATATTTCAACTGGGGTTATTTCTTTAAATTTGCTTTTTTCAGGAAAGGTAGATGGTGGTATTCCTGTATCAAAAATTTCTATGATTTCAGCTCCATCAACATTAGGAAAAAGTTTAACAGGTTATGCATTAATGCGAAATTTTCAAAGGAAATCATCAGATAATATTTGTGTTTTTCTTGATATTGAAAAAGCTTTTGATTATGAATTAGCTGAAAAATTTAAAATTAATAAAGATAGATTAATTGTTTTTCGTGAAAATAAAATTGAAGCAATTGAACATGAAATTGTTAAAATGACAAATGATATTACAAGAGAAGAACAGAAAAAAATTCTTTTTATTGTTGATTCCTGGGCTGGATTGGTAACATCTAAGACTTTAAATGATTCAGTTGAAGGTAAGGATGTTGCTGATATGACAGAACCTAAGAAAAAGAATAGATTAGCAAAGATTTTTCTTGGAATTGATTCAACCTTTTACGTTATTAATGGTGTTATTGATAATATTGGTGGATATGGTGATCCTTTAGGAATTCCTGGTGCTCGTAGGATTTATTATAATTCTCAATCTGTGGTGCTTGGAAAATCTAAGGCTAAAGATAAAGATGGTGAAGATCTCAATGGTGCAATTATTAAAGTCATGTGTCATAAATCAAGACTTGCCAAGGAAAAATCAGAACTCTCATTTAGAATTAAATATGACGGTGGTCTTGACACATTCTATGGACTTTTAAAAGATGCCATAGAATCAGAGGTGGTATTTAAACCAAAGGCTGGTCGGTATTCTAGAAAACATATAGAAAATGATAAAGAATGGAAAGAAAGAGATATTTATTGTGCCGATTTTTGGCTTCCAATCTTTCAAAACACAAATTTTAAGGATTATCTAGAAAATAAGTATAGTTTTAAAAATGCAAAAATTGAGCTGTCTGAAAATGAAAATTTTTAAACTTTGGAGAGATAATCCTTGGATCCTCTATTTTTTGAACAGGTTCTTATCAAGCTATTGTTTTTCAATTTGGATATTCAACAAAAAGTATTTCCATTTTTAACGGTTGATATCTTTGATAAAATTGAAAATAAAAATATAGTTCAACGGATTTTAGATTTTTATAAAAAGGTATCAAAATTTCCTAATGTTTCTGAGTTAAAATTAGACTTAATAGAAGATGAAGATCAACAAAAATATTTTATTGAAATAATTGAAACAGACATTTCTGAATATGATTCTAAGTTTCTTCTTGAAAAAATTGAAGAATTCTTCAAGAAGAAGCTTATTTTTCATGAAATTGTTAACGCCACAGAATTATTAAAGGATGATGATCTTGATAAACTTTTGGTAATTCCTGATAATCTTCGTACCGCAGTTGCATTTTCTTTTGATACCAATGTAGGAATGAATGTTTTTTCTGAAAATGGTAAAAAGAGAATGTATGAGCATATTCATCAAAAGAATGAGGTAATTTCTACAAAACTACCAGATTTAGATAAGGCAATCGGTGGTGGATTTCATAAAAAATCAGTTTCGGTGCTTTTAGGACAAGGAAATATTGGTAAAACTTTAATTGCCTGTGCAATGTCAGCAAATCAGCTCCATTTAAATAAAAAAATTCTTTACATTACAATGGAGTTAACCGAAGAATATATTACTCAAAGAATAATTCAAAATTTATTTAATATGAATCAATATAAATTAAAGGAATTATCAGAAGAAGAATTTAATAAAGAATATGATAAATATATAGATAAATTTAAAGATTTGTTGGTTGTTAAAAAATATTCACCAGGAATTAATTGTAGTCATATTAGACATTTGTTTAAAGAGCTTGAGATGAAGAATAATTTTCGTCCTGATTTGTTATATGTTGATTATCTTGGAGAACTTGATTCCATTAAAGAAGGAAAGAATTCTAATGATATTGGAAAATATAAATGTCAAGAATTAGAAGGAATTGCATTTGACTTTGATATACCTGTTGTTACACCAGCTCAGGTTAACAGGGGTGGTTATTCAACATCATCATTAGATCCTACTGATGTGGCTGATTCTATAGGTATCTTTACCGAAACTGATTTAGTCATAGGAATCACTCAAACTCAAGAACAATACGAAGGTAATAGTTATACTTTAGATATTATGAAGAATCGTTTTGGTGATAAACTTCAAAAAGTTATAATAGGTGTGAATAGAGCATTGATGCAAATATTTACACTCGATGAATTAAAATTAATAAGTTCAGGGAATGATGATAAAATTGGAAAAATGACAGGTCTTATAAATATGGGTGAAAAGGCTAAAAAAGAAGAAAAGAAAAATAAGATAGTAATTTTTAATTGAAAGGATCTTGAATGTCTCAAAATTCTGTTTTTTTAAATAAAGATACAATTCATTTTAAAAATGAAGAAAATGAAATTATTGATAATTTTAACAAGGAAAATTTTATTAGAGATATTCAAAGACTGGGTGTTGATTTAGAAAATTTAGATAAAAATTCAAATGATTTAGATAAACAGGTTTTTAATTGGGTTTTGAATAAATTAAACAGTGATTATAATTACAATTTATATGAATGCATATTATATCTAGAAAAGGATTATATACCATTTAAAAAGTTGTTTAATTTGCTTGATGATTCAAATAAACAAATTCTTAAGGAAGAACTCTCAAAAAAATATAATATTAAAATAATGAGAACTAAACTTTCTAAATTTTTCATAAAATGACACAAGAAATTAGACCAATTCAGGTATTTTCTTTTCAACGATCTGTTCAAGTAGCTTTAAAGCAAGATGAAATAGATTTTGATTTAGATAAAATATTACCATATCCAATGTTTAAAAGATCACCAGAATACATTATTAATCAATGTAATCGGATAACATCAGAAATATATTCAAATGTCTATAGTTTTTATGAATTCAAGTTGATTTATCTATATTTATTGTTATTTAATAAGAATGTTGATTTAAAAAATATTAATTTAAAAAATATAAAGAAGATTAGGAAATTATTCAGTAATAATCAATTACAAAATGATCGTGAATTGATTTTAAAATTAAAGGAAGAGATAGACTATGATGATATAAGTTTTTTCTTTAGATTTAATGCAAATGATGTTACATATCTTTACGAATTTATAGAAAAAGAATTAATATCACCAATGTTTTGGTTAAGATATGCTGATGATAAATACTTCAAAAATAATGAATTTATCGAAAATGAAAAACACCAACATTTTAGAAATGTAATGAAACTATTAAAAAGAGTAATTTTAAACAATAATTAAAAGGAGCTTTAAAATGGCTGAACGTAAATTTGGGGCAATTGACTGGGAAAAAATCACAACGAATATATCTGAAAGAGAATCAAAAGGTAGTCGTCAGGTTGATGGTAGAATTTTTATACCAAAAAGAGGTGAAGATGGAAATGCTGAATATAAGTTGAGATTTATTCCACCTAAAGATTTGGCTGATCTTGGTGTTCCATACGCTAAATGGTTCAGTCATAGTGTTGAATTGAATGGAAAAAAATTATATCTTCCATTTTGTCCAAGTACAATAGGTTTAGAATGTCCAGTTTGTCAGGAATATCTTGAAAATTGGAGTGCTGATCAGGAATATGCAAAATTATTTAAAAGAAAGACAATTATAATTTCTAATTTTATCATGATTAAAGACCCACAAGAAGAAAAGAATAATGGAAAGATTTTTCTTCTAAAATATGGTGTTCAGATTCATGAAAAGATTTTAAATGCAATTAAACCGCCACAGGGCAGTGTTGATGATCCTATTCAGGTTTATGATCCTTATGAGGGGGCAAATTTTAAATTTAAGATTAAGACGAAGAAATTTAATAATACAGATGTTCCTAATTATGAAGATTCTTCATTTGAAGGAAAATCTGAACTTCCTGAGGAATTGATTGAAAAGGCTATGACAGAGGCATATCCTTTAGGTGAATTTGTCCTTAAAGAAAAATTTAATATTTTAGATGAAGTGACAGAAAAATTTAATGCCTTTATGAATAAAAGTTCAAAGACAACAATATCAATGAGCTCTACTTCTTCTGAAACTTCTAAGGAAGAAACTAAATCTGAGACAAAAACTGAAGAATCAAAGAAGGAAGAGATAAAAACAGAAACACATAAAGAAGAACCAAAACAGGAAGAGCCACCTAAAACTTCATCAACACTATTAAATCTTGAAGATGATGATGATGCTTTTTGGGCCAAAGTAAGAAGTAAGAAATAAGAAATAATTCCTTTCATAAAAAGGCATAGAAGGTTTGTGTTTATTTTAAATTTGAAATAATCTTCTGTGCCTTAAATTTTATATATGATAAATCTTTTAGAACAATCTATCTTAAGAAAATATACTTCTATTATAATTAATTCACATTTTCCTGAAGCTGTTTATAAAAATGAAAAGTGGAATTTTCGGTGTAATATTTGTAAGGATTCAAAGAAGAGTTTAAAGAAGAAGAGAGGTTGGATAGAACCAAGTAAAAAGACAGGAGAATTAGTCTTTAAGTGTTATAATTGTGGAAAATTTTATAATTTAAGGACTTGGTTAAAACTTTATTTTCCTGAATATCATAGGATGTTCTTAAATGAATATCTTCAAAATGAAGTTTCACCGGTTAAAGTCGAATTGCCAGTTCAAAAGCCTAAAGAAGAAATTTCTACGGAAAAAGATAAATTTATTTCTTTAATTTCTGAAGAAGAAAATTCTTTAATTAAAAAGGCTCAAGATTATGTTATTGATAGAAAAATTCCTAAAGACATTTGGGCTAAATGGTTTGTTTGTTCTAAAGGAACTATGGTAAATCGGTTAATTATCCCATTTTATGATAAAGAAGATCAGATTTATTTTTGGCAAGGTCGAGCATTAAATTCTAAGATGCAACCAAAATATTTAAATTGTAAACGAAGCCGAGATCAAGCAATCTATAATATAGATTTTATTGATAGAGGTAAAGAGGTTATAATAGTTGAAGGTGTGATAGATTCTCTTTTTATAGAAAATTGTATTGCTACTTTAAGTACAAATTGGTCAGAAGAAGTTCAAAAAATATTAAATTTATTAAATAGTTATTATTTGATTGATTATGATGATTCAAATGAGACAAAGAAAAGAGTCGAAAATTTAATTAAAGAAGGCAAAAAACTCTTTAATTGGGTTAATTTTATCAAAGATTTAGGCCTCCCAAAAAAGAAAAAGTGGGATATAAATGATGTTTATAGATATACAAATAGAACAGAAAAATTCACTTTCGATGAATTAAAATGTTATTTCACTAATAATTTTTATGACAGTATTTTCTTTAAAGGTGGGGATTTTTAAGCTGATGTGAATGGAAGTTTGAATAGAGTAAAGGAATAATAAATGATTGTAGGTTCTTTAGATTATTCAATTGCAAGTTCAGGTGCCTGTAAATTTATTTTAGATGATAATTTAAATGTAATTCAAAAAGATTATCTTTCATTTACTCAATCCAAAAAATTTCAGAAAAAAGATAATATTATCTATTATAAAAAAGACCAATTTAAAGATCATTATGAACGAATTATTTGGATTAGAGATTCTTTATTTAACTTTTTAAATGGATGTGATTATATTGCATTAGAAGACTATGCATTTGGAGCTTCTGGGCGTGTTTTTGATATTGCTGAAGGATGTGGGTTAATTAAAACTCAACTTTATGAAACTGGACATAAATTACGTCTTTATGATCCGCCTTCAATAAAAAAATATGCAACTGGAATGGGAAATAGTGATAAAATTCACATGGAAGAAGATTATGAAAAGATAGATATTAATAATCGTTTTAATTTAAATTTTTTACCTTTTGTTAAAGATAATAAATCAGGAAATCCTAAAGATAATATAATAGATGCTTATTTTATTGGTCAACTTTTAATCCTTGAACTTAAGGTAAGACATGGAATAATCTTATTAAAGGATTTAAATCCTAAAATTATTGAAATTTTTAATAAAGTTTCAAATCATTATAAGGATAATCTTTTAGTTCGTGAATTTATTGAAAAGAGGAAAGATGTCAACCAAGCTTAATCAATTTTTTGTAGATGCACCACCTCCTAATATCAATATTTTAATCTTTGATGTTTATAATATGGTCTATCGGTGTTTCTTTACTGCCTATTTTGAATTTATACAGCATAAGAATGCATATCAACAAGGTATAGAGAATAAGGAATATACAGAGATAGAGATGTTTGAATATTGGAAACATCTTTTTTTAAATTCCTTTTTCAGTAATGTTAGGCGAGTTCAACCAAATAGAATCATCATGGCTATAGAAGGTAAAGGAGAAATCTGGAGAAAAAAGATTTACCCAGAATATAAAGCAAATCGACATCATGATGATAAAGAAATTGATTTTGAGGCATTTAAAACAAGAATGAGAGCATTTTTAGATCAATTAAAAGTGACTTTATCAAATGTCTATTTTATTGCTTTAGAGAATACAGAGGCTGATGATGTGATAGCAGTTTTAACAAAAAATCTATCTAAAAATACAGAAAATAAGATTGAGATCATTAGTTCGGATAGTGACTTAATCCAACTGCAAACGTTAAGAAATGTCCGACAATTTAATGCAACTAAGCAAGAATATATAACCTCAATCAATCCTAAGGTCGACTTAGAAGTGAAGATCTTATCGGGAGATTCATCTGATAATATCTCTGGAATATTTAAAGGATGTGGGCCAAAAACAGCCATTAAGATTATTGATGAAGGGTTAGATGAATATTTGACTAATCAAAAAGCTAAGAAATCTAAAAAAGAACTCAACGAAGAAGAGATTAAAAAGATATATGAAAGAAATTTAAAAATTATTAATTTTGAATATATACCTTTAGAATATCAAGAGAATATCTTAAAGGAATTTAATGATTATAAGATTAGTAAAATTGATCCTATGAAAGTGTATAACTTCTTTGTCTCTAATGGGTTAAATAAACAATTAGATGATTGGCAGATGAACTTTCACTATTTTAAGGAACTTATATGATTTGGTCAAAGGTTATTGGAATTTGCAGTTATTTAATGAATTGGACTAAAGAACAACATGGAATTTATTATTTGGAATTAAAATGAATAACCGTTTTAATCCTCAAAAATTTTTAAATGCAGCTAATTCTCGAAAGGGTTCTTGGAAGCAGAATTTTTATCAGCTTCAACACCCTGAAAAATATATGGGAAGTAAACCACCATTTTATCGTTCATCTTGGGAAAAACGAGCATTTTACATGCTTGATACAAATGTGAATGTGATTAGGTGGGGCTCGGAAATTATACAAATTCCATATTCATTTACTCTTCAAGAATGTGGAAATAAACATAGATATTTTATTGATATCTATGCTGAAATTAAACAAAGTGATGGAACTATTGTCAAATATTGTATTGAGATTAAACCAAAAAGTCAAAAAGAACCTCCTAAGCCACCAAAAGTTAGAAATAGAAAATTCATTAAAAATTATCTTTATAACGCTACAACATGGGTGAAAAATCAAAATAAATGGAAAGCTGCACAAGCTTTTTGTGCTTCAAAGGGATATACGTTTAAAATTTGGACTGAAGAAGATCTTTTTTAAGGAGATTAAATTATGAATAAATGCTGATGTGAATGGAAGTTTAAATATTTTAAGAAAAGTAGCTGGAAATGAGTTTCTATCCAGTAGAGGGTTTGTCGTTAACCCAGTAAAGATTGGTTGTGGCTTTACAAAATCTTTGGTTGAATTTTTATAAATTTATAAAGATTTATATTAAAGATGAACGATTGATTATAAATAATTTTAAATTTTTGAAAATTGAACACACAAGGGAATCTGATGTTAGATGTAAGTGGTTGAAATATTGCCCATTCTAAATACCGATTCCCTCTCAAATATATGAAACCTTACCTTAAAAAATTCTAATTCTATGGTGATAAAAATATGTATTCATATGAAGAAGCCTTTAATGAATCTTTAAAATATTTTAAAAATGATGAACTTGCAGCAAATGTTTTTCTTAAAAAGTATGCACTTAGAGATTTCGAAGGTAATCTTCTCGAAAAAACTCCTGATGATATGTTTCATCGTTTGGCTAAAGAATTTGCAAGAATAGAAAAAGATAAATTTAAAACACCTTTATCAGAAGATGAAATTTATTCATATTTAAAGGATTTTGGTTCGATTGTGGCTCAAGGTAGTCCTTCGGCTGGAATAGGAAATCCATATTCCTTTCAGACTTTGGGAAATTGTTACGTTCTTGATGATGTGCAGGATAGCTATGGTGGAATATTTTATGCTGATCAACAAATTGGTCAATTGATGAAAAGACGAGCAGGTGTTGGAATTGATATTTCTAATATTCGACCCAAGGGATTAGTAGTTAAAAATTCAGCCAAAACTACTGATGGTATTGCTGTTTTTATGGATAGGTTTTCTAATACCTGTCGTGAAGTAGCTCAAGGTGGTCGTCGTGGTGCAATTTTAATTTCCTTAAATGTCCATCACCCTGAAGTATCAACTTTTATTAATATTAAAAAAGATCTTAAAAGAGTTACAGGAGCTAATATTTCTGTTAAATTGACGGATGATTTTTTAAAGGCTGTTGAAAGTGATACTGAATATGAACAGTACTGGCCTCTAAATGGAAATGAAAAGAAAATTACACAAAAAGTTAATGCGAGAACTATTTGGAAACAAATTATAGATTCTGCTTGGTCTTCAGGTGAACCTGGAATTATGTTTTGGGATACAATGATTAATAATAGTCTATCAAATAAATATGGAGAGATTAACCCTTTGTTTTGGGATAAAACTACAAATCCTTGTGGTGAGATAGTTATGGGTGTTGATTCTTGTCGTCTCATGATTACCCCTCTTCATCATTTTGTTCTTCATCCATTTACCGAAAAAGCTAAATTTGATTATAAAAGATTTGGAAAAACTGTAGAAATAGCCCAAAGATTAATGGATGATCTTATTGATCTTGAAATAGAATGTATGAATAAAATTATTCATAAGATTGAAAAGGATCCTGAGAAGGAAGAAATTAAAAAGATTGAACTTGATCTTTGGAAACAGTTAAAACAGACCTGTATTGATGGTCGTAGGACAGGATTGGGTGTTAATTCGTTGGCAGATACATTAGCTTCATTAAATATTAAATATGGATCTGAAGAATCTTATAAGGTTGTTGATAAAATTTTTGAAACTTTTGCAGTCCATTCAATGAAATCTTCATGTGAAATGGCTAAAGAACTTGGTCCATTTCCATTATATAATAAAGATTTAGAATATAAAAATATTTCGCCTCTACTTGATAGAATATTTAAAGCATCACCCGAAGTTAAAGAACTTCATGAAAAATATGGTAGGCGAAATATTTCATTAACAACTTGTTCTCCAACAGGATCTATATCTATTATGACACAAACCTCATCAGGTATTGAACCTCTTTTTACATTAAATCCATATACAAGACGTAAAAAAATTAATCCTGATGATAAAAATGAAAGAGTAGATTTTATAGATGATGTTGGTGATAAATGGCAAGAATATAAGGTTTTTCATCCTTATTTAGAAAAGTGGATGGAAATTACCGGCAAAACAGATCCTAAAGAATCACCTTATTTTGGAGCCACATCTGAAGATATAGATTGGGAAAAATCTGTTAAGATTCAAGCAATTATTCAAAAATGGATTTCACATTCTATTTCAAAAACTGTTAATGTCCCTAAAGATATTTCTAAGGAAGTAACTGAAAATGTTTATATGACTGCATGGAAAGAAGGTTGTAAAGGGATTACATTTTATAGAGATGGAAGTCGATCTGGTGTATTGGTTAAAAACAATACAAATGAAATCAATAAGAATCAAGAATTAACGTTTTCTAACGCACCCAAACGACCTAAAGAAGTTGAATGTGATATTTATCATGTTAATGTAACCAAGAAGCTTGATAAGGTTAGAACGTTTCAATATATGGTAATGGTGGGATTATTTGAAGGAAAACCATACGAAATTTTTGCTGTAGAGAATGGTTATTTTGATAAAAAGATTACCAAAGGTAAAATAATCAAACATTCTCGTGGACATTATGATTTAATCTGTGAAAATGGAATTGTTGTTAAAAATATTACCAAAGAAACGACAGAAAATGAAGATTCTTTGACACGACTTGTTTCTTTAAATCTTAGACATGGTGTTCCAATACAGTTCATAGTTGAACAGTTATCTAAGGTTGAAGGTGAGATGTTTTGTTTTGCTAAATCTATTTCAAGATCCTTAAAGAAATATATTAAAGATGGGACAAAATCAACCGAATCATGTCAAGAATGTGGATCAAAGATGGAATTTGAAAATGGATGTTTTATTTGTAAGAACTGTGGATTTAGTAAATGTGGATGATTTTAAGTTTAAAAATATTAAATTATTTAAAAGGATTTTGATATGAAACCATTTTATTTACATGTTAAATCAGATACAGTGATGGTTGAATATGAAGGTTATTTTGTAGAACCTATAAATATTGAAATTTGGACACACGAAAATAAATTTATAATTTCAATGAAAAATTCAAAAATTTGGGGTGGGCTTACAACATATCAAAGATTTTATGAAAAAGGATTTTACAAAATAATAAAAAATATTATCTTAACTGCTGATAATTTAAAATTAATTGAATATAAAAAAGAAGATCTTCCTAAATGGATAGATCAAGATCGAGACCAAGCTTATGCTAAATCAAAGGAAGAATATTTAAATAGTCAAGATCATAATCTAAACGTAAATGAGAAATATCATTATCTATTGTAGAGTTTTCTCCTACTTTTGCTCTCTTTACATGAACTAAAGCGTCTGGTTCTACATTATCATCAAAATGACCAACAGAAACTTTAAATGGATAATGAACACTATTAATCCATAATATAAAGAAATGTCAAAAGAATTTTTAATAAATTAAAGGAATTGATATGAAATTACCGTTTATCAGTCAAAAAGAACATAAACAAATTTCTAAAATAGAAGAAGAACATTAAGAAAATTAGATTCAAAGAATATTTTAAATTGACTTTGAAAGGAAGTTTATGAAGATTTTAAAAGATGCTGGAACATTTACAGTTTTAACCAAACCAGAGAATGTAATTTCGGACATAGCTAATGCAGCAAGAACTTGTTATCAATCCCAGGATAAAGCATCACCTGAAAATGATCTTAAGTTGGTAAAAAATCTAATGACTCGTGGTCATTTTGCAATGTATGAATTTGCTGATATGACAGTTAGATTTGAGAATTGTTCTCGTGGATTTACTCATGAAATGGTTAGACATAGATTATGTTCATTTGCTCAAGAAAGTACTCGTTATGTAGATGAAAAAGATTTTGAATTTATAGTTCCTCCTCACAAAGATGAAACATCTTATGATGATGGAATATTCACATTTAGAGAATGTTTACATGAAGTTGGTAATTATTATAGAAATTTTAGAGAAAGAGGATGGAAACCTGAAGATGCCCGTCAAATTCTTCCTACTGCTTTACACTCTCAAATTGTAGTGAAAGCAAATATAAGAGAGTGGAGACATATATTTACAATGAGGTGTGACAAATTTGCCCATTGGGAAATTAGAGCAGTAATGTTGAAACTTCTCAAATGGTGTCAAAAAAATGTTCCTGTTATATTTGATGATTTTCATTTTTATAATGAAAATGGAATTGAATATGCAAGACCTGTCATGTCAGCATTTAATCTTGCTGATAAGATTAATGATTATATAAAGGCGGGATTTGATTTTAGTGAAGTTTTAAATAAGTTACCTAAAGATGTTATTTAAAAATATATAAAGGAGACTGAAAATGTCTAATTATCTTAAATATTTTGAAAAACAATTGGAAGCATGTAAACCTATTTCTAAAGATGTTTTATCAAAATTAAAAGGTAAATCATTTTATGATAGAAACTGGCAAGAAGGTGATAAATTAGTTTGTTTTATGCAATATCTTGATATTGATTTGAATAAAAAAGAAATTGAATGTAAAATTGAAGTAATTTCTGATTCGGAATTAGATAAATTTTTTAATGATTTTGAATATTTAGGAACACGTGATGGATTAACAATACCAGAATTTATTAAAAGGACAAATAAAAATTATAAAATAATAACCAAAATGTTTAAGGAAAATTAAAAATGAAAACAATCAATAATTTAGACGATCTTATTGTAGCTTTGATTAATCTTAAATCAGAAACAAAGATTAAAGTATCAACAAAATCAAATCCCAAGTTTAATAAAAGGGGTCGAGATTCTAAATTAACTTTAGAACAGAAATTTGCTGATTTAAAGTCTAAAAATATCATTAAATATTCAACAACCACAGGTAAAATTAATTTTAATTATCAGAAGGCAATTGACCAATTTAATTTTAAAAATAAAATTACACCATCCAATGAACCACCGAAAGAAACTTGGCATACTTCTTTTTGTAAGAATGGAACAATAAGAGTTCATAAGATTACACAAGAAAAATATCTATTTGTTCTGGCTGATGAAGTACAAGAGATTAAGTCAGAATATCTTACAGAGCAGGATGAAACAGTTTCAAAGAGTGATTTACTTGAATTCTTACCACCAATAAAATCCTCTGATAAACCTGAATTTCCAATTAGAATGTTTAAATTGACTAATATTTTAAAACTTGAATGTGATGAATTTATTTATGAGAAAAATCAAATTAATTTATCTTAGTAAAATGTCTAAAAAAGAAGCTGAGAAATAAACCTAAAATTACATTTAATTGTGAATTGGATATTGAAAATATTCTTGATTATTCATATTTAGTAGATTTAGATAAATTGAAAGAATCTATAGGTGATTTTTTTATGTCTATTTTAAAAGAAAAAAATAAAATGTATAAAAAAATGATCAAGGAAAATGGAATAACATTTGGATTTGCTGAAAGAGAAATAGAATAATTTTAATTATGAAAATCAAATCAATTAAAAAAATTCGATATTCAGGAAATGTTTACAATTTAACTGTGGCAGATTGTCATAACTATTTTGTCAATGGATCTATCCTTGTAGGCAATTGTCATGGTGAGAAGGCAAAAGAACTCAAGGCTATTGCAGAAAAATGTACCAATGCTGAATATCGAATTGGATTTACAGGAACTATGCCTAAAGAACAGATTGATTATATGACAATTCAAGCTGGGCTTGGACCTAAATTAATGAAAATATCTTCAGAAGAATTAATTGATAGAGGTGTTTTATCTCAAATAACTGTAGCAAATATTCTTATTAGACATTCTTCGAAAATGATAGAGAATTGTAAAGGTAGGACATTTCCAGAAGAGGTTAGATTATTAAAAGAATGTGAAGATAGAAAGAAGATTTTCAAGTGGATATTCAATAATATTCCAGATGGTCAGAATTCATTAATTTTAGTCGAACATCTTGATACCTTAAGTTCTTTAAAGGAATATCTTGAGAAAAATTTAGATAAAAAATACAATATTAGAATTATTAAGGGTGCTGTAAAGACTGAAGATCGAGAGAAAATTAGAAAAGAGACTGAAAATGAAGAAAATGTCATCATCATCGCTACATATAAAACAATGTCTGTTGGTATAAATATTAAAAAGCTACATAACATTATTTTTGGTAGTCCAAGAAAATCTTTTATCTCTATTGTACAGTCTATAGGTAGAGGATTAAGAGTTCATGAAACTAAGGATAAATTAGTGGTCTTTGATATTATTGATGATTTAACATATGAAAGACAACTCAAAAAAGGTCCAAGAAAAGGTAAATGGATCTTAGAGAAAAATTACTATTACCAACAATTTGAAGAAAGGCTTAAGATCTATAAAGAACAGAAGTTTGAGTATTTTACCAAAAAGATTGACTTGAGTCGAATTTGATACTTTTCAGGGAGAATTTTCTCATGTTAGACGGAATTAAATGTCCAAGTTGTAAATCTGAAAATATTAAAAAAAATGGTTTTACAAGAGTTGGTATTCAGAGATTTAAATGTAATGATTGTCAAAGATATTTTTCTGAAACTACAATGATTCAAGACCAAGAAATAATCGAAGAAAATGTTAAACTTGCCAAAAAGACTCAAAAATATGCTGATTCTAACAGAATCGAGAGAAAATCCTTTAGAGAATATGCACGGATTGAAAATGCAATTGCTGAATATAATAAAGAATTGATTAAGATCTTAGAAAAAAATTCAATTCATATTATAACCAAGAAACATGAAAATAAACAAGATAATTTGGTATTATTGGTTCAACTGTCTGATTGTCACTTTAATGAATTAGTCTCTATTCCAGGAAATCGTTATGATTTTAATGTCGCTTCAAAAAGATTAAAGAAATTTTCAGACAAAATTTTACAGTATATTAAGGCATTTAAAATCTCAGAAATTGTCTTGGCTTTCACTGGAGATTTAATTAATTCTGATCGTCGTCTAGATGAACTTCTTTCTAAGGCAACAAATCGTGCCAAGGCATCTTTTATTGCTGTAGATTTGATACAGCAATTTATCATGGATTTGAATAAAGTAGCCAATATTTCTGTTGTTTCTGTGACTGGAAATGAATCAAGAGTGAATGAAGAGATGGGTTTTTCAGAAATTGTAGCGACAGATAATTATGATTATACCATCTTTCAGATTCTTAAAAAGTTATTTAAAAATAAAGATGGAATTAATTTTATCAATTCAGATCCTATGGAGGCGTTAATAAAAATTGGAGCTGTGAATATCTTGATCACTCATGGCTACGACAGTCCTAAAGAAGGAACTCAAAAATTTATACAGCAATTGATTGGAAAATATGCTCAGAAAAATATTTTGGTCAATTATGTAATCTTTGGACATCTACATTCGTGTTATATTTCGGATACTTTCAGCCGTAGTGGATCATTGGTAGGATCAAATACCTATAATGAATTTGCATTAAATCTTTATTCTCGTGCATCACAGAATATTTATTTTGTAGATAAAAGTGGAAGCATAGATGCACTTAAAATTGATTTACAAGACGTTTCTGGAGTGACAGGCTACGAGGTTGATGATTTGGGTGATGTTTATAACGCTAAATCAAATAGTAAGGTTAAAGCAACTTCTAAAAAGGTTGTTTTTGAAGTAGTGATATGATGAAAGGAATAATCATTTTTGTCAAGAGTTTTGATTACAAGTTCTCTGGTGGATTGTCGTCATTGAAGTAGATGAAGAAGTCTTCACCTGAGAGAATGGGATTTTTGTATAATTACCTAAAACAATAAATTTTAATAAACTCATTGTTTTTGATTCCTGGTGATAGAGGGATTATAAACTCCTCTATGTAGAATATTCACCGAAGCATTATGATCTGCATCATCTGAATATCCACAAACTATACATAAATACCTATCACCATTCCGGGATTCTTTATGTATAGCCCCACATTTTGAGCATCTCTGAGAGGTATAGGCTGGTGAAACCTTCAACAATTCTATACCTTGTTCCTCAGAGATAGATTCTATTTTCTTTATAAATTTATTATAAGACCATCTCTGCATTTTATTATTCAGAGATTTACTAAATTTTGATTTTTTCTTAACATTCTTTAAATCTTCAATGACAATAGTCTTTATATCATTTTCTTTAATTAATTGATTTACTTCTTGATTAATGAGTTTATCTCTTTCAATTAAAATCTGTTTAAAATTCTTACTTCCTTGTTTCTTTTTAGAGATATCAAGATAAAGAGCTTTAAAATCTGTCTTGGGTTGCTGATTTTCAGAGGTAATATAAAGTTTATTATATCCTTGATCTATACCTATAGAAGAACCTGATAATTTCTTATCTGGAGCTTGTTTTTCATAGATAATATCAAGGAAATACTTTCCGTCTATTTTCTTAAGCCTTATAGATTTCTTTCTTGTCCAAGAGGAATATTTTAAAGAATGTTTAT